ACTGCACGATAGCCAGTAACTGCAGCGTGATCTACTAACGGGTTGGTTGTGGGCGTATGAGTATGAGTTGTGTTGCTCTGTCCTGCTGCAAGATGTGAAAGCCCATATGCTGCAAAGTCTGTATCATTATGGCCCACTCGTTTTCTGTCATCATCATACATTCGACTCCCCTATCAGTAACTTCCGTGTCGCATCAATACCATTAGCCAAGTAATAATCATTGATGTCCATACCTGGTGGTAGTGTAACAATCTGTGAGTTCATTACCTCATTCGCCACACGCTTAGCAAACTCAGCTCCAGGGTTAGAGCCATCCTCTTTGACATCATTATCACCAACAACATAGATAGTTTCGTACCCCGTAAATAGCTTGGGATAGTGTGGCTTCCAGGCTGCAACTCCTGGCACACCTACTGCTGGTATGCCTAGTTCGCCACTAGTAACAATGGCATCTAACTCTCCTTCACATACAACGATGTAAGGTGAGTCGTAGATGATGTCACAAACATTAAACAGGTGTGCCTTCTGCCCAGTAGGTGAACCATACTTAGGTTTGGCATCATCTAATCGTCTAAACTTAAAGCCAACACAACCACCATTTGCAGTGATGTAAGGGATAGATAGCCAGCCCTCGTATATCTCGTGACCATTGATAGGGTTGGTAATCGTGCCTAGTTGAAACTTAGCTGCGGTAGTTTCACAGATCCCACGTGCGTCTAGTACGGCCAGTGCTTCTGGACTTATTGTCTGAGCGTATTGTTGCGCCGCTTCCAGTAGCAATTTCGACTGCACGTTTAAGACCATCGTTAAACTCCAAGTTCTCTAGTATGCACACTAAGTTAGCTGCATTGCCACCCTTACCGCAGGTATGACAGAAGTACAGGTTGTCATAGGTATTGATAACGGCAGACCTGCGACTGTCGCTATGTAGGCAACATCTTACCGATGCGCTCTTGCCTTCACGTACTTCCCCACCAAAGTGGGAAACAATTGCTCCTATGGGGATTGAGTTTGCATCAACGGAACCTTTATATTTTCCCGCTTTACGTACCCTGGACCAGTCTTGTGTTGACATACACACCCCTTTGTATCGCACTTGTCGTGCCAATGAGCTGAACGCTTGTAGTGAGCAAGGCCGTTCTCTTCTCCTGCTTTAAGGCAGTTCTGACAAATCATTTTTTTCCTTTGCTGCTTCAAAAGCTATTTGATTTTTTGTGTATTCAACGCCTGCATCAAAACCTGCGTTGTATCCTGCATCAAATGATGCACTCCTAGCGTGCTCTATACCTGCACCCTTTAATCGCTTGCGATTTTCAGGTAACCCAATCTTAGTCGTCATCTTCTGGCTCTTCGATTGGTGCTACTTCTGGTACTAGTATTTCTGTTGTTGTTATTTCTCCACCTGGAACTGGCATTGTTGTTACTACTTTCCCCCATCTCTGGGATTGACTCATTGACTTACCACGTTGTGTGGTACGCCGTCTACGACGAAGAGGTTTAATAGCTATTGCCATTACTGTTTCTCCTTTAACCATTGTGCTAAGTCTTGGATTACCCAAGCCTGATCTATTGAAGCGTTGCGACGCTTAACTACAACGTAAGACAGAGGAACTTCCCCAAGACCTCTAGCCTTTGCATAGTTAAGCGCCTCAACTGTTGCTTCTCTCCAGAACTCAGGCAATGAAAGGGTTGCCCTGTTCTTAAGTTCAAGGATGTAAGTTTCTCCTGCGATAACAGTAACGATGTCGCCCTCATCCTTTGCCCCAGCTTTCGAGAGACGTTCTGCCATAACTCCACACTTGCGGAGCCACTTCATTACATCTGTCTCAAACTGAGAACCTTTAGTCTTGTTGTACTGACTCATCTACCAGTACAACCTTGTTGATTTTATAGACAACATTGCCTTCTTCGTCTTTGACAAGTTCGACAATGCCAGATTGCAATAGAGCACCAACGAAGTTGGTCAGGTCTACCTTGAGTGCATCAACATCTGCACGCAACCCATCTGTTTTTAGATTGTCTCTGTACTTATTTGTTAACTGTCCTTCAGACATTGTAGCCTCCTTGGTATCCTGCGATTGTATCTTTGCGTAACATCCAACCAAACTCGTTTTGATCTGATATCTGTACTGCTGCATAGTTTACCAGTAGCTGTGCATATACACTGCCGTCTGCAGTATGTTTGCCAAAGCGATTCTTTACTGGTGCAACCTTGAGTATTCCTTGTCCTGGGTCATAACCCAATGTAAGTATCAGTGCAGGTAACTGACTGACCTTTCCGTGAATTGCTCTGCGATGAGGTGGATTACTAGGTGACCCATACTCTGACTGTTCTGATACGTGGTGGAGCACTACTACACAGGCTTCAGTCTTGCGTGCCATATCGTGTAGCTCCATCATAATTGCTCTTAGTCCTGCCCATTCGTTGTCTGTCTCAGCAGTGATGTTCATTAAGTTATCAATGACTATCAACTCAGGTGGCTCTCCGTAGAGTTCAACGTAGGCTCTAATCTCTAACTCCAAATCGTCAATGTTTGGAGATGAATCAAAGACCCACTTGACGTGTGAAAGTTTGTCTAAATGTGCATTGTAGTACTGGCTATTGTCTGAAAGATTTGCCTCAACTGTCACTTGTGAGTGACCAGATAGATGCGATGCAGACCTCATCATTACTGTTGTTGTGTCGGTATCTGCAGAAAAGAAAAGCGTAGGAACTTTAGCTTTGATTGCATAGATCAGAGCGAACATAGACTTACCGGCATTGGGTGCTGCAGCTACCATACATACCTGGCCTCTGCGAAACTTAATACCTTCTGCTTTTAATCCTTCCCACACGTCTGGTAGCGGTGTTGCTTTGGTAAGCACACCACTCCAAGCGCGGGAAAGATTAAGCACTTTTCCAGTCCTTTACTCTAATCTTGCTCTTTGTACGTAACAACGTACGTTCGTATTCTGTTAACCCACCCCAGATACCAAAGCGTTCATTCTTAATACCCCATTGAGCGCATTCAGTTTTATGAATGCAACTCTTGCAAATTGACTTTGCATAAGTAGGGTCTACTGAATTGCGCTTTTCTATATCTTTTTCTGGAAACCAAAAGTCTCCACCAATCTCTGCACATAGCGGGTGCTCGTAGTCACGAGGCTCCCGCACTTGTTATCTAACCCAGATAGTGTCGCACTTGTCTAGCGCACCCTTTGGTGCAGCACACATATAACCCTTCCAAGGTCCCTTAGCTGATGTACCTGAACGGAAAGCCATCTCTCCGTGTCGGCAGGTGTTTGCCTGTCCATTAGATTGAACTGCTACTGGTTGTGCTTGTGGTGGTGTTTCAAATTGTCGTGCAATTGATTCAACAGTTGGTGCTGGTGCTGATGCACCACCGAGAAGTTCTCTGCCTGTTGATTTAATAAGAGTAGATACCATTGAGAGATCTGTAAGGCCTGTCTCTAAATCTCTGACATCCTTTGCGTAAAGATTAATGAGTGTTCCATCAGGCAACTTATAGTTGACCTGGAACTTTGTTCCTTCTACTGACATTTACTTACCTCCACTTTGCTTTATAGATAAACGCTGACTCTCAGCACTTACCTTCTTAGGGATGTACCCTAAAAGTTTTTCTACTTCAGTACTATCAACAGTCTCACGACCCTTAACAGTTGTCCAGCTTACTTCGATACCAGAGTTAGTAACTCCTAGTAATCCTTCAAAGGATGCCCTCAAAGAATCTTGTTGTACTTCTAAATCTTTAATCTGCACTGCTAACTGTAGGTACAACAGTGCGTTCTTGTCAACATCCGGATCATCAATGACTACATCAGTCACTGGTGTACGTTCTTTTTTTAGACCAACGCATCCCATCTGCCCACTTGCGTCATAGAATTTGCAATAGAACTGACAGTAACTTGCATCCTTCTCAGGTGCTGGTGCCTCTGCTGCTTCCTTAACAGCCGCTAGCCAACCGAGTGCCTCTAGTGCAATGGACTCATTGTAGTCTTCGGTATGAACCTTGACATCTCT